TCAAGCAAATGTACCACAAGCATTTGACATTACTATTGTTGGAAAAGACACAACTAATTATCAAATTTTTGGTAGTGTAACATCAACAACTGCACCAGCGTTTGCTGATCAGTAAAACTAATAATGTGGGGCTACGGCCCCACAGTTCTTAATTAAGGAGGGAACATGGCAGATACAGTAACAGGACCAACTATCCTACAACAAAACGATAAACGTGTTGTAATTAAAATAGTTAATCAATCAGACGGCACAGGAAGCACAACAGTTTTTGGCGATGTCTCAGCACTCGATGCTAGAGGAGACGGAACCGCTGTAGCTCATTTAGGATTACTTAGAGTTTGGTATTCTTGTCAAGGCGGAGACGGAGGAGACTCTTATGCACGTTTAGATGAAGAAGATTCAGATGGAGATATTCCTATTATTGGTTTAACAGGAGCAGGCTATTGGGATTTTAGAGAGTTTGGAGGCATACCAGCAGACAAATCATCTAACAGTAACCAAAGCGATGTTAACTTTGTTGTACCAGGAGCAGCTGACTCCGGTAACATGTATACAGTTATAGCTGAATTTCAAAAAATTTATTAGAGGTTTAAATGGCTTATTCAGGCACACAAACCTTTAATCTTTCGATTGAGGAAATAATAGAAGAGGCATACGAAAGATGTCAATTAGAAACTCGTAGTGGTTATGATTTAAAAACTGCTAGACGATCTATGAATTTGATGTTGGCAGAGTGGGCAAATCGTGGTTTAAATTTATGGACCATAACGTATGGCACACAAACATTAACTGCTGGCACAAACTTTTATGCAATTGATCAAAATGTTGTAGATATAATAGATGCTGTTGTAACAACTACAACTGGCGCAACTTCTAATTTAGAAGGTGATAGTAGCACTACAGATGTTACTATGAATAGAATATCTAGAACTGAATTTATAAATTTAAGTAAAAAAGAAAACTCATCAACAGGTGACGCAAGACCAACACAATTTGCTTTGGTTCCTGGTACAGTCACAACTGGTGGATCAACTACTAGCGGTAGACCAGCAAACGATATGACTTTGTTTTTGTATCCTAGCCCAGATAAAGCATATATATTTAAATATTTTTATCTTGCTAGAATAGCAGATGCAGGGGATTACACAAATAACGCTGATGTACCTTTCTATTTTCTTCCTTGTTTAACTGCAGGATTAGCTTATTATATAAGTTTAAAAAGAGCACCAATGTTAAGTGCAAATTTAAAAGCGGTGTATGATGAAGAATTTAAACGTGCTAGTGAAAACGATAGAGAAAGAGTTTCTTTTAGAATTGAACCAGCACGGGCGTACACACCATAGGAGGTAATATGCCAATATGTAAACATTGTGACCATGAATGTCATTGTAGTAACGGCGGCTCATGCTGCGGTGGACAATGTAAATGTGGGAACTGCGAATGTCAAAAGGAGGACAAATGAGCAATAAAAACTGGAACAGTCAAACTGCTAACCCTATGGGTGGTGATAAAACTGGAATAAAATTTGGCAGAGGTCAAATAAATATTCCTGCCCCTGTAGAAGCTGCTGCTATAACTACAAAAGGTATTGCACCAGCAAAAGGTAAAGCACAAGATATTACTGTAGAAAAAGGAAAAGTATCTGGTACCATGCAAAGCATGGGCGCTGCTAAAAAAGGCGGCGGTTATACTTGGAGTTAATTAATGTCTTACGCAACAGGTAAATACGCAAAATTTATTTCTGACCGTAGTGGTATGGAATATCCATACAAAGAAATGGTTGTAGAATGGAATGGAGCACGTGTTCACAAAAGTGAGTTTGAACCTAAAACACCACAGGACAGACCAAATAAGCACGCACCTGATGCAATAGCATTACAATTTCCAAGACCTGCAAGAGTAGAAAATGCAACAGAAAGATTGTTACCTTTAAATCCATTTAGATTTACAGCGTCTAGTACAACAGTAACAGTATTTGAACCCACTCACAAAAGATCTACAAGTGACACAGTTAGATTTAGAACTGTGTCTGGTAATTTATTTGGTGCATCAAAATCAGAAATAGAAGCAGAAGCTGGGTTTAGTATAACAAAAACAGATGATGATTTTTACACGTTTACTGTGTCAACAGCACCATCTATTACCGGAAATGGTGGCGGAGGACAAACGTCTTCTGGTCCAGCAACATTGAGTAACTAATGACTACATACGCAGAATTAACACAGCAAATATTAGATTATACAGAAGTTAGTACAGATGTATTAACATCTACAAGAACAAATGATTTTATAGAACACACGGAAAATAGAATACTAAAAGAAGCTGATTTAGACGCTTTTAAATCACATCAATCAGCTAATCTTGTTACTAGTAATCCATTTTTATCGTTACCTGGTGGCACATCACCAGATCCAACATCATTAGCTACAATACGAACAGTTCACATATTTCCTGCATCAGGAACACCAACAAGAGATTTTTTAGAACATCGTGATCTTAGTTACATGAATGAATATTGGCCTGACAGAACTGCTACAGGTACACCAAAATATTGGTCATGGTGGGATCAAAACACAATATATCTTGCGCCTACGCCGGATTCAGCGTATAACGTGGAGTTAGGAATTACTAGATTACCAACAAGACTATCTAGTTCTAACACAACCTCATGGTTGGGTGACAATGCTCCAATGGCATTGCTTTATGGATGTCTTGCAGAAGCCTTTAAGTTTTTAAAGGGACCAGCGGAAATGCTGCAATTATACGAACAATCTTATCAACGTGCTATACAAGAGCTAATAGTTGAACAAACTGGCAGACATAGACGAGATGAGTACATGCATGGAGAACTTAAATTCCCTATGCAATCTGTTAAAACAAATACTAGAGGAGAATAAACATGGCCATAACACAAGCTGTATGCACAAGTTTTAAACAAGAATTACTTGTTGAAGGACATAACTTTACTAATGGGCAAGACACGTTTAAAATTGCATTGTACACAAGTTCTGCCTCTCTAGATGCTTCAACCACTGCTTTTACTACATCTAACGAAGTTTCTGATTCAGGATCTTATTCGTCAGGTGGAGGATCATTAACCAGTGTAACACCAACAACTTCAGGTACTACTGCTATTTGTGATTTTGCTGATATATCTTTTACATCAGCTACTATCACTGCAAGAGGAGCTATGATTTATAATAGTTCTAATTCTAACAAAGCAGTTTGTATTTTAAATTTTGGTGGAGATAAAACATCTACGAGTGGAACATTTACAATTCAATTTCCAACAGCTGATGCAAGTAACGCTATATTGAGATTAGCATAGGAGAAAATAAATGGCTTTAGTCATTAATGATAGAGTAAAAGAAACAACTACCACAACGGGAACAGGAGCTGTATCTCTTGCAGGTGCGGTAACTGGTTTTGAAACGTTTGCTGCTGGTGTAGGCAACTCTAATACAACATATTATTGTATTGCTCATCAAACAGCTGCAGAATTTGAAGTTGGTCTTGGCACATTAGATGGGGATAGTTCTGATCTTACACGTACAACAGTTATATCTAGTTCTAATAGTGATAGCGCTGTTAGTTTTAGTGCAGGAACGAAAGATGTATTTTGTACAATACCGGCTAGTAAATTAATATTTGAAGATTCAAACAACGATGCAACTATTGGTCGTAATTTAACAGTAACAGGCGATTTAACAGTTTCTGGTGATGATATCACCATGGGCACAAACACAGCAGGTAATTTACTTATTGCTGACGGCACAAATTTTAATTCAATAGCAGTTGGTGATTTATCAGCAATATCAACAGTTGCTTCTGATGATGTGTTAATGGCAGTAGACACCTCTGGTGGTGGTCTTAAAAAAATAACAAGATCTAATCTTGTATCTGGTCTTGCGGCTGGTACAATGTCTGATATTAGCGATGATACATCTCCTCAATTAGGTGGCGATTTAGATGTTAATGGTCAAGATATAGTATCAACATCAAATGGAAATATTACACTAACACCAAATGGAACTGGCGTGGTAAGATTAGATGGTAATGTTGATATTCAAAGTGGTATTATTGATTTAAAAAATAGTGGTGCAGTTTCTAAAATTAAATTTTATTGTGAATCAAGTAATGCACATAATCAAACACTACAAGGTGCACCTCACTCACAAAGTGCTTCAAATACTTTAACC